ATGACCGTCAAGATGTCAAAGTTTGCGAAAGCAACCGGCACGGACGGCACAAAGGCCGTGGACTCCATGGCCGACATCATGCACAGGTGGAACCTGGATCTGGATGACGCTGACGGCCTGCTGGATGACCTGACAACGGCCAACCAGTCATGTCAGCTGTCCGTGGATGACCTGTCAAAGTATCTGGCCGGCAACAGCACACAATTCCAGGAGCTGGGATACAGCACAGATGAAGCTCTGGCCATGCTGATCTCACTCTCTGACGGTGGTGCAGATGTTGGCACAGTCATGTCCGGTCTCACAAAGGGTGTGGCCAATCTGTCTGACACTACAGATGATGTGCCGGGAACCTTCCGGAAGGCCATTGATGCCATCGGAAAATGTGACAATGTATCTGAAGCTCTGCAGACTCAGGTGGGTGACACCGGCAAGACGGTAGAGCAGATCTTTGGTAAGAAGGCAGCACAGGAACTGGCCACCAACATCCAGAATGGCAGCTTTGCCATTGAAGACTGGACGGCCATCCTGGGAGAAAATGACGGAGCACTGGAGACCACCAGTGAAGGAGTCACCACCATGAAGGATGCCTGGACTCAGGCAACCAACAATGTGAGCATGGCTCTGGGTGCCACGATGGCTCCGGCCATCTCCAATGTGGTGAAGAAGGTCTCTGAGGTGATCACGAAGGTGGCACAGGTGGTGCAGAAGTCTCCTGTCCTGCAGGCCGTCATCATCGGTGTGGCCACTGCTCTGGGTGTACTGGGTGCAGCTCTGGCCATCAGCTCTGTGATCACAGCCGTGACAAAAGCATTCAGTCTGCTGAACACTACACTGCTGACCAATCCTATCTTCCTGGTGGTCACTGCCATAGCAGCTCTGGCTGCCGGTCTGGTGTATGCCTATAAGCACTCAGAGAAGTTCCGGAACATTGTGAATAAGGCTTTTAATGCCGTCAAGAAGGTGGTGCTGCCGGTCCTGGAAGCCATCAGAGACTTTGCTGTGAAAGCATTCCAGGCTATCAAGGATAAGGTCTCTAAGGTGATGCCACAGATCAAAGATGTGATCTCCAAAGTCTGGAACACCATCAAGACTGTGGTCAGTACGGTGGCCAATGCCATCAAGACTGTGGTCTCCACAGTGTTCAATGCCGTGAAGAGCTTTGTCCAGAAGAACCAGAACACCATCAAAACGATCATCAGCACGGTGTGGAATGCCATCAAGAACGTGGTCACAACCTACATCAATGCTGTGAAGACGGTGATCACAACAGTCTGGAATACCATTAAGAAGACCGTGACAACGGTGGTCACGTCCATCAAGACGGTGATCAGCAGCATATTCGGAGCCATAAAGGCACTTTTGAAGGGTGATATGGCAGCGGTCAAGCAGAACCTGACCAATGCATGGAATGCCATCAAAACAGCCATCAGTGCGGTGGTGAGCGGTATCAAGACGATCATCAGCACATACTTCAATGCCATGAAGGCTGTGATCAGCTCCATCATGTCCGGCATCAGGTCCGTGATCAGTGCTGTCTGGAATGCCATCAAGGGCAATGTCTCAGCAGTTCTAAGTGGTATCAAGAGTGTGGTGACAACTGCATGGAACGGTATTAAGACGGCCATTTCCACTGCCATGAGCAGCATCAAGACGGCCATCTCTACTGCCTGGAGCACCATCAAGACCACGATCAGCACGGCCCTGTCTGGGATTAAGACTGCAGTGTCAACAGCCTGGTCAACGATTAAGACCAGCATCAGCACGGCTCTGTCCAACATTAAGAGCACGGTCAGCACCGGCTTCAGTAATGTGAAGACCACGATCAGCACGGCATGGAGCAATGTGAAGACCAACACCAGCACGGCATGGAGTAACATCAAGACCAGTGTCAGCACCGGTATCTCCGGAGCTAAGACGGCCATTTCCACTGCTGTGAGCGGTATCAAGACCACCATGAGCGGTGCCTGGAGCTCCATTAAGAGCACAGCATCCAGTGCATGGAGTGGCATTAAGAGTGCCATGACAAGTCCGATCACAACGGCAAAGAGCACCATCTCAGGGATCCTGAGTAAGATCAAAGGGCTCTTCCCTCTTTCCATCGGAAAGGTGTTCTCCGGGATTAAACTACCACACTTCAGTGTGTCTGGTGGATCTCCTCCATTCGGAATTCTGGGAAAAGGTTCATTGCCGTCATGGTCAGTGTCATGGTACGCAAAAGGTGCCGTCTTCAAGAAGCCTACCATTTTTGGAACTAATATGGGATGGGCTGGAGTGGGTGAAGCTGGCAAGGAAGCGGTGGCTCCTATTGATACTCTGAAGCAGTACGTGGAGGAAGCTGTGGAAGCCGGCAGCACAACCATTGATTATGATCATCTGGCTGACAAAGTAGCTGCTGCATGTGCACGGATGAACATTAGTATCAATCTTGACAACAGAACACTTGGAAGAGTGGTGAGGGAGATGGTGTGATGAATTTATACTATGAAGGGTCAGACGGTACCATCATAGACTTCATGTCTGGTCCGCTGGCTGCACAAGAGCCTGAGTCTCTTGCTTCCAGTAAATGGTCATACAGCACGATCTCCGGAGTCAACGGTCTGGGCAAGGTGAAGCGGTTTTTCAAGAACACTGAGGAAGCAAAGCTGAAGGTGATGGTCCTGGCAGATGATGCAGAGGAGTTCAACTCTGTTATGTATCGGATGCACAGGACCTTTGACAGGGATGTCCGGCAGATGAAGCCAGGGAAGCTCTGGTGGAATGGCTTTTACAAGGAAGTCTTTGCTGTGGAGACAGAAAACGGATCCTTTGAGGAGCTGATGGAGTCCGTGGAGCGGACCATCACCTTCCTCTCAGTGTATCCGTACTGGATCCGGAAGAGCACCTTCCAGTATCTGAGCTATACCGGAGTGACCGGCACTCTGGATTATCCTTTGGATTATGGCTTTGACTATGATCAGTCTGAATTCATTGAGACGATCACCAATGACTGCATTGACGCTGCCAACTTTGAGATCATCTTCCATGGTCCATGCATTGATCCGGATGTCACGGTGGGAGAGCACACCTATGCTCTCTATGTGACTCTGAATGATGGTGAATATGCGGTCATAGACTCAAAGACAAAGAAGATCACTAAGTATTCCATCACTGGTGAAGCAGAGAATGTCTTCTACTTGCGTGATAAGGAAAACTATATTTTTGAAAAGATCCCGGAGGGCAACACCACCATCCTGAGATCTAAGGATCTGGGTGTGGATATCTCCATCTTTGATGAAAGGGGTGAGCCTGATTGGATCTAATCTATGCAGATGACCAGAGGGTGGACATCGGAGTCATGATGGCCTACACACTGGACATGGCCTATGGTGCTGATGAGAATGACTTTGAATGCACCATTGACAGGGATGCTCACTGCTGTGAAAAAGGCTACTACTTGTATGTTGAGGGTGAGGAGTATGGTGGCATCATTGACCGGATCCGGGTGAATACTGAGAAGGATGAGATCATCTACAAGGGCCGGACGTGGCACGGAGTGCTGGAAGGCAAGGTGATCTGTCCGGATCCTGGACTGGATTATCTGGTGCTGGATGGTGAAGCCAATGATCTCCTGCAGGAGATCATTGACCGGATCGGTCTCTCAGATCTCTTTGTGGCATCCTCTGAGGACTCCGGTATCAACATTGTGAGCTATGAAATGAACCGGTACATCAAGGGATATACCGGCATCAAGAAAATGCTGAAGGAGTTTGGAGGTAAGCTCCGGATCCGCTGGGTGGATGGCATGGTGGAGCTCTCAGCTCTGCCTATTGTGGACTATTCACAAGATGAGGAGTTTGATACATCACAGGTGGACTTCACGGTGGAAAAGGACTTCCTGCCGGTGAACCACATAATCTGTCTGGGACAGGGTGATCTGGCAGACAGAGCAGTGATCCACATCTTCACTGATGAGAACGGTGGTGTGCAGCCATATGCCACTGTAGATGAACCGGTGCAGGACTCTGACTATATTCTGGATGAGTCCAACAGGGTGATGGAAGGATCTGATGAGGTGGTGGAGGTTCTGGATTATCCGGGAGCTGAGATCACCACCAACTATGTGCTGTTGACTGCAGCTCCTTCAGATTGGGCTAAGAATTGTGAAGCCTACTACTATCAGGACGGTGACAGCTACAGATCCGTGGAGCTGCAGGATGTGGGTTATGTCCTGCAGAAGTCAGCTCCTTCAGACTGGGCTGTCAACTATTCAAAGTACTACCAGAGGAGCGGTGATACCTACTCACCGGTGTCCGGCACTACTGTGTACACGGCACTGAGCACGAAACCATCCGACTGGGCCACGAAGTATGAGAACTACTTCAAGAAAAGCGGAAGCTCTTATAATGCGGTCCAGGGAGTGACCACTGAGAGGTACGTGAAGCAGAATAAGCAGCCAAAGGACTGGACTAAGAACTATGGCAATTATTACTTCTTCTATTCTGACGGTGTTGTCAGTGAATACCGACAAGTGGACGGTGTTTCCTATTACCAGTACAAGCTGCAGACCAGGAAGCCAACGGACTGGGCCACTGAGTATGGATCCTACTTCCGGAAGGCCACGGCCAAAGAGCTGAAGAAGAAGCCAAAGGTCAAATACTATGAGGTGGAGCTGACAAAGGCTAAGAAGGTGCCGGCATGGAAAGCACGGAAGTACTACACCAGATACACGCTGTACAAGGCTCCGGCATGGAAGGCCGTCAGCAGATACACGTATGAGAAGACCGTGGCAGCTCCTGCATGGGCATCCGGTACCTATTACCGGAAGGATGACAGTGCAGCTCCCACATGGGCAGCCAATAAGTATTATTCAGAGACGGATGAGAAAGTGGCTCCTAAGTGGGTGACACGGAAGTACTTCCGGCAGGTCTTTGACCGGTATGCAGTGATGGTCAGGGAAGCTCTGATCCGGCTGGAGGAAGCACATCAGGCTGATTACCTGGGCATCAATCTGGAGGAAACTGAGCAGACCTATGATGTTGGTGATCTGGTGGGAAGTACTGAGCAGAAAACTGGTATCAGTGCCACTCAGGAAGTGGTGAAGAAGATCATCAAGATAGACAATGATGATATCACAATATCTTATGAGGTGAACTAATATGGCAGAACATTTGATCACAGGGTATGCAGGTGTTGGCCACGTCACTTCTGCAGATGCCGGACTCTTCAATGCCGGTGTTTGTGGATCCGGCAGATATGTGCTGGAGAGCACTGGCCAGTTTCCATACACTCTGGAAAGTAACAATTTAATTAGAATTGGCAGCGGTGATCTGGTGGATCAGGGACGGCACATCACCATAGCTCCGAACACTGACGTGGCTCTGAGCATTGATAATGGATCCCAGGGAAGGACCAGAATTGACGTGGTGGCCATGCGTTACCAGAAGAACACGTCCACCGGAGTGGAGTCCGCTGCACTGGTGCTCCTGAAGGGCACTGAGGTGGCATCCGGATCCACACCGACTCCGGCAGCCGTCACTCAGGGGAACATCTTCAATGGTGCTGCCATTGATGACACTCCTCTGTATCAGATCCGGATTGACAATCTGCAGGTGACCAGTGTGACCAAAGTCTTCACGCTGATGCCACCTATCATGAACATGCTCAACAAGGTGTATCCGGTAGGAGCCATCTATATGAGCGTGAATAACACCAATCCTGCCACACTCTTTGGTGGGACGTGGGAAGAGATCCAGGGAAAGTTCCTTCTGGGAAGAAGCACGGCACATGCTGCCGGCACCACCGGAGGAGAAGAGACTCATACACTGACATCCAATGAGATGCCGGCACACACTCACAATGGTCCTTCTCATACTCATACCGGTCCTTCTCATACTCATACCGGTCCTTCTCATACTCATACCATTGCCAGCCACACTCACACGGCTACCACGGCCAGTGCCGGTGGGCACTCCCACAAGATGAACCGTGCAAAGCTGGCAGCAACCGGTACAGCAAGATATGCCATTCAGGATGCTTCCAAAAATCCTGATAGCACTTATAAGAATTCCCAGTCTGCCGGAGCTCATACGCACACGGTGACGGTAAAAGGATCCGGCCAGCTGACCACAGCTGCATCCGGAACAGGTGTGACCGGGGCTTCCGGCACCGGCAACACTGGAGCATCCGGCACAGGAGCCACCAGCAGCACCGGTGGAGGAGCTGCACACAACAATATGCCACCGTATCTGGCAGTGTATATGTGGAAGAGAACGGCATAAGGAGGTGAGAGCATGAGTATGGAATATGAATGGGTAGACGGCTATGAAAATGGCATATACACGGATGACATGATCTTTGAGGTGGACAAGGACACTAAGCAGCTGCAGGTGATCACCAATCAGGTCATGGTGTCCGGTGAGAATAAGTCTCAGTTTATCCGTTTTCAGATGCCCAGATACTATGACGGCATTGATCTGTCCACTAAGAACATCCAGATCATCTACATCACGGAGTCTGGCTACTCAGACATCAATACTGCCATCTGTGTAGAGAGGAATGATGAAAGTCTCCGGTTTGGCTGGCTGGTGCCGGCTGCAGCATCCTATGATGTTGGCACTCTGTCCTTTGGGATTGAGTTTGTCGGTGATGATTACGTCCTGAAGACCAGGGTGGTGGATGTTGAGGTCTTTGATGGCCTGAACGGTGGTGAGATTATTCCGGAGCCGGAGGAAAAGACCTGGTACATTGAGCTGCAGCAGCGGTGTGATTATGTGCTGAACCAGGCCAATGCTGCAAAGGAAGCAGCTGCCGGATCCGCAACGAATGCAGCCGGATCAGAAGGAAATGCTCTGAACTACATGACCAGAGCAGAGACCGCTGCCACTGGTGCAGAGTCTTCTGAGACCAATGCTGCAGCATCAGAAGCAGCTGCTCAGACTTATGCAGAGCAGGCAGCTGCCGTCTTCCAGGTGGCAGGCACTGCATCTTTTGTCATTGGATCTGACAACGGTGTAACTATGATCTTTACAAAGGAGGATTGATGAATGAGTACTTTTGAAGTGGATCTTGTAAAGGACTCCACCATGCAGAACATAGCAGCCATTCTGGCAGCACAGGGAGCCGGACAGGGCTCTCATGGTCTGCAGGTCAAGTCCTACGATGATGTGCTGAGCATCGTCAGACTGGGACTGGCTCCACAGATCTTCAGTGTCGGTGATGTGATTGAGGTGGGCCGTGAGACAAAGGTCCAGGCATCTCTGGGAGAGCATACCGGCATCACGGCTGTGTCCGTGGATGAAGATAAGTTTGTGGCTGCCATGGATGAAGCAGGTGAGAAGGAGTATGAGATCATCTTTGACGGCTCTGCCTGGAAGTATGGAGATCTTCCCATCATCCTGGCAGACTATGGTCTCAGCGTGACCGGTACTGCAGCTGCAGGTGACACCATCATTGTGGTGGAGACTGCATCCACCATCAACATGGTGGTCATGGACTACATCACGGACGGCCAGACCAGCAAAGGAAACATCAAGCTGCATGACAAGACCAAAAAGCACGGCCTGATCCTGCAGTCTGAGAAGCTGCTGTACTATCTGCAGCATGACAACACTGAAGCATTTTATTATGCTGCTGCTGAGCTTCCTGCAGGTACTTACCATGTAACGCTGGGAGACAATTATGACGTGGCCAACGGTGGAGGTGCTACTTACCAGTTTACGCTGACAAAAGCAGTGCCGGCAGGTGGTCAGATCGTATGGCCGTGGGCCTACAATCAGCAGGCAGCTAATGCAAAGATCAGCACATATGCATCCGGAGCAGACACCACTGCCATTGAGTCTGGTGTGGTGGTCACTGCCGGCACTGGTGGAACTGATTTGGGCACTGTTCTCATTGCCGTCCAGGAAAGTGCAGGACTCAACAGTCTTCACAGAATGAGATATGGATCCAACAGATGGAGCACATCTGCTATGAGACAGCATCTCAATTCTGCAAAGGCTGCCGGATCTGTTTGGACACCACAGTCTCACTGGGACAGACCACCTTCATGGGTGGCCAACACGGCAGGCTTCATGCACGGTCTGGATCCTGAGTTCATTAAGATCTGTGCTGACGTGGAGCTGCTGACTGCTCTGAGCACTGTTGCTGGTGATACCACTGCAGCGGAAGGCTCTGCCGGCACCGGCTATGAGACCACCGTGGACAAGTTCTTCCTGCCGTCAAGGCCGGAGGTCTTTGGTGGATCTGACAACGCTTCTGACAAGGGTGATGCATGGCAGTACTATGCAGCCAACAGTGATGTCCCTGGTGGAGCCAGCAATGCCAATGCTGACAGCAACCGGATCAAGGTCAATGCATCAGGGACACCTTATTACTGGTGGCTCCGGTCTCCGTACGTTGGGTACGGT